ATGCGTAGTCGTGATGCTCTGGTGCTCGACCCGGAATACGCTGCTGTTGCGTATCTGCGTCCGTTCCAGACTAACGAACTGGCTAAGGCTGGTGACAGCGACAAGACTCAACTGTTGGTTGAGTGCACGCTCGAAGTCAAGAATGAGGCCGCTCACGCGCTCATCGCTGACCTCGACATGGCTCTGTAAGTAGTAAATTGGGGGAGGGGAAACTCTCCCCCATTCTTACGAGGATTAAATGTCAAAAATCATCTTTGACGATGGAACGCGAGTCCAGAAGTTTCACGTTGTTGACGACAAGATTGTCATCGAAACTTCTCAGGACATTACAAACATTCTTGAAAAGAACAAGGTTGACCTAGAGGCTGACAAGGCACGACAAGGCTTTGTCAATGAGATGCACCATGTAGCACGAATCCCAAACACGGTCATTGATGACCTGAACAAGATGGGAATCATGCGTGGCTTTGCGATTGTTGACGATGTTGAATTCGCAAAGTGGCTGAACACTACCGAGATTGGTATTGCCTGCAAAACCTATAGGGGACAACTGTGAAAGTCGGAGTCTGCGTACCTTGCCGTGATGAAGTGATGACATCTTTTGCGTTCGACTTTGCAAAGATGGTTGCTTATGACGTAAAGACCCGCTGCACTAAACAAGACAATGGGCTGATGATGTATACGATGCCCGGAACCTTGATTTTTGACCAGCGAGAAAAACTTGTAGAAATCGCCCTAAAGGAAGGCTGCGATGCAGTCTTGTTTATTGATAGCGATATGAGATTCCCGAAGGATATGGTGAATATCCTTCTTAGTCGTGAAGTCGGTATCTGTGGAGTAAACGCAACTACTCGTAGACCGCCTATTCTGCCCACCGCACTTAATCTTCACATTGAAGAAAAGGACGGGAAAAAAGTTCACTGGTGGGAGAAAATTGATAGCCGTGGCAAAAAGGGTTTGGAAAAAGTTACTGCTATTGGATTTGGTGCTGTTTTGATTCGCAAGGAAGTATTTGAGTCAGTTCCGCGTCCTTGGTTTGATGCACCTTGGGGCAAAAGCGGGATTATTGGAGAAGACGTACACTTCTGCATTAAGGCTCAAGACGCAGGATTTGATACGTTCGTTGACCACGAATTGTCCATGCATATTGGACACGTTGGAGCAAGGGAACACAGATGGTCTGACGTAGAAGATGAAACGCTAAAGGAATTCAACAATGGCCCTAAATAACTACAGCGACCTTAAAACAACAGTCGCTAATTATCTTGCTCGGTCTGACCTGACCTCTGTTATTCCTGATTTCATCCAACTGGCTGAACAACGTCTCCGTCGTGAATTGCGTATCCGTCAGATGCTCAAGGTTGTCACCACAACCACAACTGCCGGAGATTCCACTGTTGCTCTGCCAGCAGACTTTCTTCAACTGAGGGATGTTCACCTAGACGGCAATCCTGTCTATCCGGTTGAGTATCAGGCTCCGGGTGCATTCTTCCGCAACACTCGTTCTGCTGAATCTGGTGTTCCTCGTCAATACACGATTCTGGCAACGGAATTTCAATTTGCACCAATTCCCGATTCGACTTACACGATTCGGATGCTCTATTACGCAAAGCCAGATTTCCTTAGTGACTCAAATGTCTCAAATGTGTTCTTGGCTAACTGCTCTGACGCACTGCTTTACGCTTCTCTTGCAGAGGCGGAACCTTATCTGATGAATGACGCTAGGGTTCAACTGTGGGCTAGTTTGTATGACCGTGCAGTAAATAACATTCAGACTAGCGATGACCAAGGCGAGTATTCCGCTTCGCCTCTTGCTATGTCTGTTGCTATTCGATAAAGGAGTAAAAAATGTCTGAAATGTCAAATTACCTTGAGAACGCGCTGATTAACGCTGTTCTCCGTAATACCTCTTACACTAGCCCCACGACTACCTATGTCAGCCTCCACACTGCTGACCCTACCGATGCTGGTAGCGGTACTGAAGTCTCTGGTGGTTCGTATGCTCGTACCTCGGCAACTTTTGGCTCACCGTCCAATGGTGTAACTACCAATAGTGCTGCCGTTGAGTTTCCGCAATGCACTAACACTTGGGGAACCGTGTCCCACATTGGTATTTGGGATGCTGCTTCGTCCGGCAATATGCTGTTCCATACTGCTCTTGATGCATCGAAGACCATTGAAACTGGCGATATCTTCAAGATTGCATCTGGTAGCCTGAGTGTGACGCTGGCATGATTCCTCTTACCCTAGAAGAACTGGATTCCCGCGGGGATTTAGATTCTCTAGGGTATTCGCTCGACAACACTTGGTACTCAGATAGAGTCTGTGGGCCTTGGGTACTTGAGCAACTGGATTACTTTGGGAATCTGGACACTCTAGCATTCTCGCTAGACGATGCGATTTGGAACACCGCTTGCATCATTGACGTAAATCCTGCGTCGATTACAGCAAGTGCTGCGGTAACCGCAAATGGCGATAAAGTGCTTGGTGCTATCGCAAGCATTGAAGCACTAGCAACAGTTACCGCTAATGCGTTCCGAGATAGGTTCGCTCAAGGCTCGATTTCAGCATCGGCTTCTGTATCTGCTGCGGCTTTCTACATTGCCGGAGGAAGTGGGGCCGTACAAGGCTCTGCAATCGTTTCTAGCGATGCCATTAGGGTCAGACTATCAAATGGAAGCGTAAACGCAACAGCAAGCGTCACAGCGTCTCCTATCGCTATATACGCTGGAAGTGGCGATATTTCAGCATCAGGAAGCCTATCTGCCGCTTGTATCAGGCTCAGATTGGGTGATGCGGTTATCACTTCCAATGGGACTCTTGAGGTTGACCCTGTACGAGTCAGAACTGCACAAGGAGCCATAAATGGTGATGCAACTGTGTCGGCAAGTGCTGTCTTTATTGCGTCTGGTGTTGCCAGCATCAGTGCTAGTGCTTCTGTGGGTGCTATCGGGACTGCAATCTTCACTGCTGTGGGTTCAGTATCGGTTGCTGCGCTACTTGATGCGGTAGGCACTGTTCTTGGTGATAACTGGACGGTAGTTGCGGCAAGCGATAACACTTGGACTGCTGTGCCTTCTAGCAGCAATAACTGGACTACAGCATCGGTAGGAAATGAGACATGGCAACGAGCATAAATTTTGGTGAGTGGATTCCTGACCAACCCGGAGTCGCCGGTAACTTGACGGAGGCAAAAAATGTTTATCCCATTGCTACCGGGTATGCGCCATTCCCTACTGCTGTCGATTATTCGGCTGCTGCATCAGAGACACTTAACAATGTTGTTGCAGGAAAAAGCGGAGCGAATACGCAAATATTTGCTGGTGGAACATCCAAACTTTTCAAGTTCGATTCCTCTGACTTGAGCATGGATGATGTGTCCAAGGTTGGTGGATACACGACTCCTGTAGGAGACCGTTGGAATTTTGCTCAATTCGGGCGAGTTCTTCTGGCTGCAAACAATGAAGCCAAGATTCAGGCATGGACGATTGGCACATCTACTGTCTTTGCTGACGTAGCTGCTGCTGCTCCTGTTGCGCGATATGTCACGGTTGTGCGTGACTTTGTTGTGGCTGCAAGTATCGGTGCAGGAACCTATCCAAACCGTGTGCAATGGTCTGATATCAATGATGAGACGGATTGGACTTCTGGCGTAACCAGTCAATCCGACTATCAGGATATTGCTGACGGTGGTGACATTCGCGGGATCACTGGTGGTGAGTTTGGGCTTGTCTTGACAGAGAAAGCCATCATTCGGATGAGTTATGTCGGCTCACCGTTCTTCTTCCAGTTCGACACCATCTCCAGGAATCTAGGCTGCTTTGAGCAAAACTCGATTGCCCAGTATGGGCCTACGACCTACTTCCTGTCTGACGATGGCTTCTATTCTTGTGATGGTCAAAACGTAACGCCGATTGGTGCAGAGAAGGTTGACCGATTCTTCTTCCAAGACGCAAACATCGGCCTGATTAGCGAAATATCTACTGCTGTAGACCCTGTTCGTGCCTTGGTGCTGTGGTGCTATAGGAACGTAGCCGGTGGTCAGTCTATCCTGGCTTATAACTGGCAAATCAAGCGTTGGTCGTATGGTGAGACAACCGCAGACAGGATTGCATCTGCAATGACTGCTGGTGTGACACTAGAGGGTCTTGATGCTTACGGTACTGTGGACTCAATCACGACTTCGTGGGATGACCGCACTTGGTCTGGTGGTGACCTTCTTCTTGCGGGTACTGATGGCGCAAAGATTGTGACCTTCACCGGGGCTAATGCCACCGCTTCAATTACGACTGCTGATATTACTGCTGGAAACACCTCAATGGTGTCTATGGTGCGTCCTGTGATTGACAATGGCTCTGCCAATGTCTCGGTATCGTCTCGTATCCTTCTGTCTGCACAGCCGTCCTACAACAGCCCTGTTGCGGCTAACAGTGATGGGCGCTCACCGCAGAGAAGTGTTGGTAAATACCATCGTATCCGAGTCGTACCTACCGGCAATTGGAATGCTGCTGTAGGCATTGAAGTAGATTTTGCAAATGCAGGCGCACGATGATTTTTCGTACTCTACCTCCGTTTGGTGCTGACCAGCGTGGTGTTGCTGAAGTTGTCCGTGGAATCATGGACGGCAAGACCAATAACACTGGAACACTGACGCTTGCCACTGGTAACGCTACGACTACGACTCTATACGACGAGCGTATCAGTCCTGACAGCAAGATTATCTT